ATGGCAACATTCAAATATGAAATATTTAAAGATAGGAAAAGAATAGATGGCACTTACAACGTTAAGATAAGAGTCACACACAATAGGAAGCTTAAAAGGATTCCCACTTCCATATATGTTACGAAAGAAGATATAACCAAGGGGTTTAAAATCAAAAATCAGTCCATCTTAGATGAATTAAATAACATCATATCCATATATCGGAGCAAGTGCAACCTGTTGTCATTGCTCATAAACGATATGGATATAACAGAACTTGTGGAGCATATAACCAAAACTGATGAATCATCTCTAAAAATAGACTTCATTTCCTACGCCCGCAAATGGATAGATGAGAACAGAGAGAAGCATGGAATCAATGTGTATTCCTGCATGGTAAACTCTTTAACAAAATTCCTGGGACGGGAGAAATTGGATTTTAAGGAGATAAATTACAAATTCTTGAAATCGTATGAAGAACATCTCGGTCAAAGACGTGCACTCTCTTTATATATGGGAGCAATCAGGCATTTGCATAACGAAGCTAAAAAAGAATATAATGATGAAGAAGCAGGGGACATAAAGATACCATGGTCTCCATTTACCAAGTATTCTATACCTAATATAATATGTACCCGCGAAAGAGCTTTGGACGCAGATACTATCAGAGCCATATACAACCTGCCATATATACTCACTAAAGATAAAAAGGAGAAGGATTGCAGATTTAATTTTGCAAAGGATATGTTTATATTATCCTTTTGCTTGATGGGTATGAACTCGGCAGATTTGTTTCTTTGTGACACTATAAGCGAAAGCAAGGGAACGCTTACAATCACATACAACAGGGCAAAAACTGCAACAAGAAGGACTGATAAAGCAAAAATAAGCGTTAACATTCATCCCTTCATATTGCCCATATACGAAAAGTATAAGGACGTATCCGAAGAAAGAGTTTTTAGGTTATATAAAAAGTATTCCACTTATGGCAGACTCAATGTTGCCATAAATGTAGGTTTGAAACAGATAGGGAAAGTTCTTGGCATTGAAGATTTGGAATTTTACGCAGCCCGGCATTCTTTCGCTTCCATCGCACGAAACGATTTAAAAGTGGACAAAGGTACAGTAGGAGAAGCACTAAATCATGTAGATAAAGAGAACAGAATGACAGATCTATACATAAAAAAAGATTTTTCCGTAATTAATGATGTTAACAGTAGGGTTATTGATTATGTTTTTAACCCCGATATGATGAAAGGGTAAATGTAAGGCAGCTTATTGGACCGCCTTTTCAAGGTTCTCTCTGATTTGTTGGAGCATTCGGAAAGCCCCGGCCATCTTATAGTTGCCCAGACATTGCTTAGCCTGCATGATACAACTTTCAACAGTAAGTTTCAAATCCGGAGTGAAAGCCGCTTTGTTAATCTGCATTTCTTTGGGAAGTTCATCAGCATGGTTATTGAACCATACGATCATTTCATTCAATTCCTCTTCGGAATAAGATTCTTTTTTTTCAGCCATAATACATAAGTTAATGTTAGTTCCGGCAAAGATAACAAAAATAGCCCCGACTCATCACGAGCCGGGGCAGTCCAATTTATAAATTTAAAGTCTTATGATGAAGCTTATCTGTTGCGCCAATGTTTTACTATCAGCATAACAACAAGCAAAACGGTTACACAAACACAGACAAAACCGATTTGTTTAAGCAACGTGGATTCTTTTTTCTCTTTTATGGTTTCTGACCGGTTTTCCTCACGGGTATTGGAAGTGGTTTCCTTGTCAGCTTTCACTTCCGTACTGTCTTTGGTTGCAGTTTCCTTCCTTTTATTCTTGCTGAAATCACCTTCCACATGACCGTCTGCCAATAACGGAGGTTTCCCGGTCAGGCTATCGGGCGGTTTTCGGGTATCATAGATACAGAAATCAATCACATAGTTACTATTAGTAGTAATGAGTTCGCTCAAAGAGGTACTTGATCCGTGTACGATGTTGACAGATTCACTGGCGCTATCTTTGCTGATTACTTCTACATCGGACTTGACAGCCTTATGCGAGCTGCCACATGATCCGAACAACAGGAACAAACACATGAAAGGAGCCAGCAATATATGCCGGCTTACCCAGTTCATAACTCTAACCAACATAGTCTACAACTTAAGAACTTGCATCCTGTTATCCCCGTCAGCCCGATAACTGACGTGCACCCAAGCGAAGTTAGACTCGTCAATCAATTGATCATAGGGCAGGTTCTTGCGGATATATTCAAATAACAGCTTGTTTTGCTGTCTGTCCCCAGTGTCAATATCAGCAGCTTCCCCCTTCATGTGCTGCGAGGTCTTGCTTCCCTTGACAGCTGCATTAAGTTCCAGACAGCGATAGCCACTGTTTACTGTTATTGGCTTTCCCCACCATGTGCGTAACGGATCAAGCACATTATCCACCAAGGCAGTCAGAGCAGTCACATGCTCCTGTCTGCATCTGTTATTGATACCCAAGCGGTCAGCAGTTGTTGACTTGCAGAGTTCCGCAATCGTAAAAAACTTCATTTCTTTTCCTCCTTATCTTTAATTAATGTAGCCCTGCGTGGTGGAATACGACGGCCGCATTCGCTGTCGGGCCTGTCACAACGGTTATGTTCGGCATCTTTCAATTGCAGTTCCAGCTCGTGGCACTTATGAATCCATGCCAGCTTATCAGACTGTTCATTACGAAGCTCAACGTATAACGCATCAATCTTGGCGTCACGCTGGGCGATACGTTCTTCCAGCCAGTCAACCTGCTTGCGCTCGTTCTCATCCTCCATTGAATCGGCGGACGCATCCTCTTTCCGTGCGTTCGTCTTGCGGTTCACCCAGAACGTGACACCCCAACGGACAGCCTCCAATCCTCCGAAAGCCCCGATTATAGCCAACCAGTCGTTTAATTCCATTCTGTCTATTGTTTATCTGATTATAATACTACTTCAAAGATATGTCTATTTACTTACGTCATTGTTGCAGAATTACTTAAATCCATTGCCACGATATGACAATAAAAAAAGAGCCCGATGACAATATTTATTGCCATCAAGCTCCTGGTTACACTGCAAAGATAGTGAAAACTATTCCATATTCAATCCATATTGAAAAAAATAATCAGGAGCAATATTTCGATTATCCGAAGAATTTAAAGAGTCACAATATTAATAGAAAACAAATAGGATTCATGAAATCTACCGGTTGTCTATAAAATCAGATGTTCTCAAGCCTTTATCGGGAAACATCTTTACTTTTTTCCTTTTCCTTTGAACATTTTTCAAGTCACGCACAATGGTGCTGGAAAGTACCTCCGAATAAATCTGTGTGGTCTTTACGGAAGTATGTCCGAGCAGCTTCTGGACTGTTGTAATCGCAACTCCCTGATGAACCAGCAGGGTGGCACAGGTATGACGGCTCACATGGTAGGTTATCCGCTTTTTGATACCACATAACTCGGCCAGCTTTCGAAGCTGCTTATTCACTTCCGAGTTACAAGGCAAAGCGGCAAAACTTCCGATATCCGGATAGCGGTCAAGAATGCCCAATGCCCTGCTTTCAAACAGCAGATGTAACGGCAGACGGATTTCCACCCCTGTCTTGACGGATTTGAAGTACAGCCACCGCTTGCCGTTTATCCTAATGAAATTCTCAGGTGTGAGCTGGCAGAAGTCAGAATAGCGCAATCCGGTATAACAACAGAACAGGAAGGCATCGAGCACATGACGCATGGACTCCTCTTCCACCTTGACCGTTTCCAGCTTCTTCAGCTCGTCCGGGGTAAGAAACTCATGTCTGCCTTTCTCCTGTTTGATTTTGTACTTTCTGAACGGATAAGCGTCGGCGTGCATATATCCCTGGTTGATTGCCTCATTGACCAAGGTACGGAGCTGTCTCATGTGCTTGGCTATCGTATTGACCGCATTGCCCTTTTCTCTTAAGTATTGCTCAAAATCACGAAGGAATGTATAGGTAAGATCCTTGAAGTCCAATCCGGAACGGAAATCATGCAGGACCGCCAGTGTCGAGTGCAGGTTGTCCTTGGTGGACTGCTTCTTGTCCGAATTGTCAATGGCTGATTTGGCGAAAGTGGAGAAGCTGATATTCACGGCACTTTTCTTCTTGACTGCATCCTTCAGTAGTGAGAGTGTGGCAGGTATTCCGCGCTTCCAATACCCCAACTCTATGCCTTGCAGATACAGGATGTATTCATAGAGCATTGCGTTGAGTTCGTTAGATTGGGGGTGGTTAATGACTTGTGCCCCCTCACGGCTCCAGCATTCCGGTTTGAGGTAAACATTGGTCTTCAGGTAGATTTTCCTTTGGTTCAAATAGGCTTCAACCTGTACAAGAGCCGTGCCCTGCCTGTTAAGTGTGTTCTGGCGATTATATACAAGACGGTATCTGATTTTATCCATTTTTCCGCAAAGGTGCGAAAAGATTAATGGAAGAAAGGTATCAATGTGGAACATTTCCACATCATCCCACACTATATGAGGATTTTTTCCATTTCACATATAATTAGCAGAATATTAACCATCTGATAATCAGATTAATTATTCTTTTGGCATAAAAATTGTCCTATCATTATCGTAAAACAATAACCATTAAAAATATAAGATTATGAAAAAATTTTTTGTTGCAGTAGCATTGGTAATGGGATTAGGAACAACAGTGGCATTTGCCGAAAATTTGACCTCAGGTGTTGAAACAGTCATGGCAGTAAATGACTTCACCCCTATTGAAGTGAAAGATCTTCCGGCAGCGGTAACGGAAGCAATCGCCAAAAATTTTGCGGAATCAACCGTCAAGGAAGCGGCGGTGGAAGCGGCAGAGGATGGCAGTAAGACCTATCAGGTTGTTCTGACAGACAAGGAAGGAACTGAAAGTACGGTGTTCTTCAATGAAAAAGGTGAAATACTGAAATAATATATTTTGCGTCTCTTTGAATAAAGAACATAAAAAAGGCGGGATTCACCAATCCTGCCTTTTTCAATACAAACTGCTTTGCTAGCAAGATGCCTTACAACATCCAAGCTTAATGAATCAAAAAATAAAAACACATTCAGTTATTTGTGATAGCAAAGCTATAACAAATATTTTAAAGAAAAATCTTATGCATAAAAAATGCACAGAATAAACTATATATAGACCAACATACAACATATTTGTAATATAGGGCCATTGATACAATGGTATTCTGAAAAAACAAAAGAAAGGTGCACGACTGGCAGCCCCCCAAGGGATATGTTATTGGAACTATCAAGAAGAAAACTAAAAAAAATAATTAAAGTCTTATCACTAAAAACAACGTAACAGATTATTTTCTAAATTTAGAGCTGATAACTTCAAATTAAGAGCTTATGAAAAGGATTTTATTTTTAAGTACATTTGTATTCCTTGGATTTAGACTTAACTCTTGTTCAGATACTGATTTAGATTCTCCAGTGAATGAAACAAATCAACCTGTAGAAAATAATACAAGTGATATTATTAATAATTTAGAATCATCTTTTGAAGTAAAAACAAGAACAGAAGGTGAACAAACTTCTTACCCTGATTATTATTGTGGTAGCTATTTTAAAGATGGCATCTTGGTTATAAAAGTAAAAGGAACAAATATAAAAGATTATAAAAAAGACCTTGTACAAAGATGTAAAAGCAATCAATTCATTATAGAAGAGGGTGTTAATACGATGAATGAACTTTTGCAAATTAGAAATTTTATAAATAGCAAAGATGAAATTGGAGTATGGAAAAAATTGGGTATTTCTGCTTGTGGTATAGATTCTAAAGATGAGAAAGTCATTGTAATGTTAGAAGATGTTTCTGAAATGAACATTACCAATTTTAAAAATGAAGTGATTAATTCACCTCTAATAAAATTTTGCCAACTTTCATTTTCTAAAGATAATGCCTCCGTTACTTCCCGATGAAGCGACTAAGGCACAAGAAACATGATAGATTTTATGTAGAAGAACATGGGGTTGGTTCTGGAAGGACTGTTAGGAGTTAGCAGTAGTACTATATTTAAAGGAAAAGGGTATATCCAGTTAGAAACTGAAGACGATATTGATAAAGTGTATGAGCCTGGAGTATATGCAATAAAAGGCACTTCATACAATGATCAAACGCTTCTTGTCTTCAGTCATAACCTGGGACAGTCAACAGTACAATTTAGGACTAATAACTATGGTGGTTTTTTAGTGTTTAGAATAAAATGGTGGAATGGTGCTTGGGGAACCTGGAAGACGGTTTCTTTGACATAA